AACCAGATGATGTTACTAAAGACCTACAAGATTTTATAGAAGAAGAAAAAGACCAATTAGGAAAATTAAGTATATCTGATGACTATAAAAATTTCTTAGATAATAATGAAGAAAAATTAGAAAATAAATTTAGTGCAGAAAATAACTTTCAAACCAGCGTAAATGGTGTTAAAGTAAGAGGTGTATATCCAACACAAGATGAGGCAGAGTTTAGAGCAAAAAAATTACGTGAAGTAGATCCTAACTTTGATGTATATGTAGGACCTGTTGGTGTATGGATGCCATGGGAACCAGAGGCATATAAAACAGGAAGAGTGGAATACCTAGAAGATGAGCTTAACCAATTAATGCATAAGAAGAAAGAGAATGAGGACCAAGCAACTGACTATTTCAATAAGCGTATTAAAGAAACTAAACAAAAAGCTATAGAAGAGAATGTTAAATTAGCTAAAGAAACCGGAAATAAATTAACACAAAATATTAATGAGAAGGGTGAATTAGTTGGTGTAAATACATTAAATACACAAGAAGAAATATTAAACAGTAAAGAAGAAGTATCTAGTGCAGATATTAAGAAAGAGCTATTTGAAGGAGATAATATAGTAATGGATAAGGATACGGACCACGGATTAAGTCTACTAACAGAAAATAATATAACTCTATCCTTAGATAGCAGTAATAAACCTTTAGATAACATTAATGAAGAAGATGAAGGAGTAGATGAATCAAAAAAATCTGATTAATAAATATAATTTATATAAATTTATATTTACATATTATTAAGGTCTTCTTCAGTCATTATCTGTGATGATTTCTGTGCTTCTTTAACTCCCTGTTCATTTACGAGTATTTGTTTCATATGTTCATCCTGTGTGTTTTTTATAGAACCAATATTAGTATTTATTTCATTAAATTTATCTTCTATGTTCTTAATCTTAGAGCTATTATCTTGTATGGTAGCTTCTTGTAAATCTTGTCTATCAGCATTTTCTGTTTCTTTTGCTTTATTTACTTCAGACTTATCTATCATTCCTTCTCTAAATGTATTAAATAAACTACTTAATATCATAAAGCTAAACAATATTATAAATAAGTAGATAAACATCTATATATATATTGATTACATAAAATCGAATATTAATATATCATATTAAATATATTAATATTAAAATGATAAAAAAACAAGTTTGCTCTTTTGATTGTTGTAGTAAAAAACTTAAGATAATAGATATATCTATAAAATGTAAATGTGGAAATAGCTATTGTGAAAGACATAGACATCCCGAAAATCATAATTGTACATATGATTATAAAAAAGATGAACCTAATAAGGTAGATGAAATGAGGTGTATATTTAGAAAATTAGTAGATAAAATTTAAGTATATGATTGCATCTTATCTATATTTATGATACGCATTTTTTTATTTATAGATTTTTTAGTAACTTGATATTTACTGCATAATTCTGTATCTAATTGTGCGTGAGGTGTATGTTTATGTACATTTCTAGCAATCATTTTATATAGTTTAAAGTCTGGATATCTTTCATCTCCGTTTTGTTTATATAATATATTTCTACCTTTATCATCTTTACACCAGTCAACAACTATTCTTGCTATAGGATCTTCTTTCATTTCTTGTTCAATATTATCTAGGTCATCTATAAAATAATCAAACATGCTACAAGCTAATCTACATAAATCAAAACTATAGTTAGGTTCTAATCTAGGTTTATTAGGATTAAAATAAGGGTCACAATTATATTGTGATGAAGCATCACCGCTTTTACTAAAACTATCGCTACATATTGTTTTACCCTTAAATTTATATATAGCTCTACCAAAATCTATAATCTTATATAATTTGCCGTATGTTGGAACTCTATAATATTTACTGTCATAACAATAATAAATATATTGCTTTTCTGTAGTTACATACATAACATTATTTGTATGTAAATCATTATGTGTCATGTTAAATGTTTTTTGATAGGTAATAAGCATCATAATAATTTGCATAAATGCACTACACCATTCTGCGTTATCTAATTCATCGTCTACCATTAATTTATCTAGAGTATTTTCTAGTGCTTCTAGACATATTATATTTATGGGGAATTTATTAATATTAGCATTAATAACTACGTCGCTATCAGTACTACTATCATCATTATCATCTGTTTTCCACTCATCATCATCATCATCATCGTCATCATCATCTTCATCATCAGATTCATTATCAGAATCATTATTTTTAGCTTCATCATCAGAAATCTCTCTAGATGAACAATCAGATTCACTTTCACTATTATAGTTAGAATTATTAGATAGGTCTATATTAGAAATATCTATATTATCGTTATCATTTTCTTCTATACTATCGTTATATATAACATTAATAGATATGTCATCAATATTATTTATAGATAAATCCATATTATGTTGGAATATATTATCAAACGTAAGCTCATTAATATCATTTGTAGCTATATCGATATTAGATTTATTAGAAATATTTATTTTTTTTTTATAATTTCTAGAGTCACCTCCTATAAGGTCTAAGTCAATGCTATTATCTATATCAAATAATGTCCCTCTATTTTTATGGAAATAATTAGATTTATCTATATATTCAATATCATCTGCAACATCAAATTTAAAATTATTTTTATTACATAGAAATCCACCATAATAATCTATTCCGTGTATAAAACCTTCATTATGTAGTAAACAACTAGTTAAATAATAGAAGAATCCATCAGTATATGCTACATTATTTTTATCGAGTGTTTTAGATATACATGTATTATCTGTAATTTTAGGCAATTCATATATAGTATCATTATATTTTTCATATTTACCTATAATATATTTTAATGGGTCTAGTAATGGAGAGAACTTAAAAAATATGTCTGTTTTTTTAATATTATTACTGACATCAACAATATTAGCAGTAAATTTATTATCATTTTTTTTAGAAACTATGTTATCAATAGCCCATTTATGATTAAGATTAATAGAGTTCCAGTTAGTTTCATTTAATTCAAAAAAGTTATCATATATAGGAATATAGTTTTGTGGATTTTCAATATCTAGTACATCATCTTTTTCTAAAATAGAGAATAATTTATTATTTTTATTTTTTCTATAGAAAATATTAAATTTATCATCAGCCATTTTATTTTATAGATATTTATATTAAAAATATTTAACTTATTTTTATGTAATAATAATATGCGTATTGATAAATTATATTTTTTTCTTTATCTTAAATATTAATGACATTAGAGCTAAAAAAATTTGAGATGAAAAATATAAGTTTTAAACCAACAGAGAATAAGGGTCCGGTAATTGTATTAATAGGTCGGCGTGATACAGGTAAATCATATTTAGTTCGTGATTTATTATATTATCATCAGGATATACCTATAGGCACAGTAATAAGTGGAACAGAGGCAGGTAACGGATTTTATTCAGAACATGTACCTAAATTATTCATACATGATGAATATAATACCGCAATTATAGAAAATATATTAAAAAGGCAGAAAACAGTAATGAAACAGATGAAAAAAGAAACTGAATCATATGGTAGAAGCACTATAGATCCTAGGGCATTTGTAATATTAGATGATTGTTTATTTGATGCAAGTTGGACAAAGGATAAGTTAATGCGTTTATTATTTATGAACGGTAGGCACTGGAAAATTATGTTAGTAATAACAATGCAATATCCTTTAGGTATACCCCCAAATCTAAGAACTAATATAGATTATGTATTTATTCTAAGAGAACCGTATATTGCTAATAGAAAAAGGATATATGAAAATTATGCAGGAATGTTTCCAACATTTGAGAGTTTTTGTCAAGTAATGGATCAGTGCACGGAGAATTATGAATGTTTAGTTATTGATAATAATTCAAAAAGTAATAAATTAATAGATCAGATATTTTGGTATAAAGCTGACCATCATAAAGCATTTAGGTTAGGAAGTAAAGAATTTTGGGAGATATCTAAAAACATAGGTTCAGACGATGAAGAAGAAGCATATGATCCTAGTAAAGCAAATAAAAGAGCTGGTCCAAAAATAAATGTTAGAAAAAATAGATGGTAAAGATTATTTTATTTGTATTAAAATAAATATCTATAAATAATATCTTTATATGAATAAAAGTTCCCAGCCCCAATTCATAGATAGTAGAACAACCCAATCAGATATGGAAAAATTTCCATTATGGGGATGGTTTTTACCTTGTATAATATGTTATGGTCCTACTAGACATAAGCATATATTTTTAAGTAATAAGAAAATGAGGTTTGATTATAATGGACAAGATATAATTCCAAAAACTGAATACATAGGGTATATATGTAATATATGTAAAAACAAGATAAATAGTGGGAAAGTTAAATCCTTAAAATTGAAAAATAATTTATAACATACAAACATATTATAAATTATATAGATGGTTAGAGTTTGCTATAGAACTAGAGAATTAAGAGAACTGGAATATAATACAAATAATATAAGTGAATATTTTAAAGATTTTAAAGAAGATAAGGATAAATTAGAAGTATATTTAGTTAAACAGTTGCCTCCAGTAGCAACTCAACATCCGAAT